CTATTGATGCAAACTTATAATACATCATAGGCATATATCCTCGATAAATAGGAAATAGATAATCTTTATAAACAGCACCTGAATCTCCGCCTAATGCTTCTTGATTACCATCTTCATGACCATATCCCCAATAACTTGCAACATATCCTCCGCTTACAAGTTTCCCTACAAACTGACCATAAGAGTTTATATTATCAGTACATACATCTGCACCCATCCATGTATTCGGGTCGGTATCAAAAGTATGTTCTCCTGTTTGACCTCCTCCTATCCACATCCTCGAGCCTGCATTATTAGGTTCATTATAAGATATATTCCTGTCTGGATGGCTTCCTGTTGTATAATCTAAAGGTGTTCCTCCTGCTAAAGGGTTTGCTCCATCATAGCATAAATAAGACTTGCTTCCAGGCAATGTTATCCCTTGATATTTTAATAGTGGCTTTCTATCCATACGGACAAAATACATACCTCTTACGTTAGCTTTTATCCATTCAGCAGGTGCTGTTCCTAAATATGTTTTAGCAAAAGTCATGTCAAACTTAACACCTAATATATGAAGTGTGTCATTTGCAACATCTCCATTTGCAATACCTCTATATTGTCCGCTATTTTCACTTGTAGGAAATCTATATCTACCCTCTAAATTGGCTCTTATAGCTTCCCCAAATAAAGGAAGATTAGGATTGTAAAACTTATTATAATCTGCGTGAGTTGGCAAGTATCCTAAAAGATAGTTATCTACTCCATTCATAGGAAATGCCTCTGTTATCTGTCCTGTATTAAGTTCAAAGACAACACCAAAAACATAAGGCTCTCCTCTGAAATAACCTACATAGTCATAGGTAAGTCCGTAATTATCATATTGCCCATGTGCGTTATCGACAGGGTGTACTGATGCAGTTCTATGTAAAGGTGCTCCCGATACAGTATAAGTATCGTCATACGTAATTCTTATTAACTCCGCAAAGGTTTTTAACGACTGATTAAATAATGGAGTGCTTTTCCAATTAGCTCCCCACCATCTATTGCCAAGTTGTGCTTGCGTCTTACAAATATTCTCTATCCCTCTTATCGTTACTATTTCTGAATCACTTGTATTTATAACATCTTCATCGCCTACCAATGTTATCTTTCCATATATACTATCACCAATAATTGCTGTCGTTATATCTTTAATTAAATATAAATCACCTATTTCAAATGATTCCCATAACTGAACACCTGACGCATCTCCGTAATAACGTGTATAACAAACATTGATATATGTGTATGTCGGGTCTATATCTTTTAGGTATAACTCTATCTTTTTATCTGATGTTCCTGTAACTCCATCGCCTCCCTGTACTCCTGATGCTGTTGCTACGTTGCCATCATAAACCTGACAAGCATTGGTAACATAAACTACATCTGTCTTATCTAACGAAGCAGTTGCGTATCTTAAATAAAAGAAATAGTTTCCGTATTTCCATGTTCCTCCTGCTAATATATCTACATCATGTACGCTTAGATTTTTAGATACCCCCATGAATTGGTTAAGGGTAGAAGAAAAAGAGTTTAACGTGTATATAGTGTTCGTTAATGCTCCTGTTGTCATATCAAAACCACTATTTACAACTCTGTTAGGGTTTGTGTAATCTACTATATATAAGTTTACTGAATTATCGTAATGTGGTCTTATCTCTATCTCGGTCATATTGTTAAAGGTAAAACCAAAGGCAGAAGTATCAAGAGTAGATGATAATGTCCACTTTTTTATATCAAAAGGCTCTCCAATAAGTATATCTGTCGTACAAGTCCATATATGATTATTATATGTTACTGTATCTGTAACGATATAAGTTGCTGTTTGGTCGTAAGCGGGAGGTAATGTCGTAGGATTGAAATTTCCTAATGGAGCATAAAATCTACCATAAGGATATGTGTCTGTTGGAGTTGGAAAACCTGTAAAACTTGGAGTAACTCCTGTTGTTCCATTTGTTATCAATACGTTTGGGGCAGGATAAACTCCTATTTGCCCCTCTCCGTTAGGTAGTCCTGTCGTAGCATCTGCCTTTTGAGAAATTATATATATAATGCCATTAAACTCTTTAGCTGCTATTATAATATAATCCGTTTTTATTTTCATTACAGCACCGACTGCATCAACACCTCCTATTGCACCTACTCCGTTATTAACTGTATTACCTTTTGTTGGTGTAACTATATATCCGTTTCCGTCTTTATTAAATAACCTTACATTAAGCGTTGGAAATGCCCATGTGTTATTTCTTAATTTAGAAATATCAATAGAATCTTTAATTCCTTTTTCAAAAACGTGATTATTAAATTCAGGTTGCATTATCCTATATTTTAGATATTGATATTATTTATATATTTCGTGATATAACTCGATACCTGCTATTTTTGGTATCATATTACCTCTTATTATATTAAGGTTGTCTATATCAAGCCTACTCTTATGTTGAATATTATACCTCGAAGCTTTAAATTGTCCTGAAAATTCTTCTTTCCATAAGTACCATAAGTCTTTGCTAAATCTACCATAAGCAACATCTTCAGTAAAAGCTTCTATCTTACAGAATGTCTTACAAGCTTCTTCGTGTCCTTTTACTATTAAGAGTTCTCCTGTTGTTTCGTCTATGTTAATACCTACATAATTAAGATATAATTTAAAGCCATTAGGATATGTTTGTTTTATTCCATTATATCTGAAGTCATATAAATAAGCACCATTGTTTTTATATGTTAGCTTTTTATTTCTGCTCTCGTAAACGTCAAGTAGTCTAAATACGTTGCAAGGGAGTAAAAGCATATTGTTCATTACGCAAAGGTCTATTTCGTCAAATTGTATCATTGTTTCAATATCCTTAATATACCTCGTTTCAACTATTCCGCACCATGTTCTAACATCTCCTATATCCCATTTCTTGGATTTAAATTCCCTCCCTAATTCGTATGCTATAATATCGGCTGTAACATATTTTTGATTATTCATATTTCAATATTTTTATATTTAAAATATACTATTCGTTATTATTGATAATATCCTCTTTTTGCTCTATTAAGTTTCGTCTTACGTGAACTTTTCTTTTCTTCTTTGTCTTTCTTATATACCGAGATTTCTGTTTCTTCTTGCGTTTTTTAGCTTTCTCTTTTAACCCTACCTCTATCGCTAACTTGCTCTCAAATTTAGTCTTTATTTTTTTATTATATGGTAACTTACTTTTAATATAATCGTAATAATCCTTATATGTTAAAAATATCCTGCCACTTTTAATTGTTTGTTTTACTTTTAGATTAATAGAATGACCTGTTAAGTAGGTGTGTATTGGTACTGTTATGCTAAATGGAATCAATATATCTTTAATGAATATATTATCTAACTTTATCGTATTATTTAGAACATTAGCTTTTTTTAAAAAGATATTTTTATCCGTTATAAATAAATATAATAACTTCTTTCTCGGAATACAAAATAAGCAATTAGCTTCTAACATCATGTATAATAGTTCTCTGAAAAACCTATTTACACATTTTTTTGCATATCTCTCTATCTTTTCTGTTTCATTACTTTTTATTCCATCTAATCTTAAGCTATTCTTTAATATTTCCTCTAATGGAATATATTTTCCGAATCTATCCTTTCCTGCGTCTGAAGAAGTATTATGATTTATGTTAGAAAAGTTAAAGTTAAACTCTTTTGTATTTATTAAAGAAATAATTTGTTCCGTAGAAACATTTTCAATACCATTAAAGAACGTCTTTTTCCCCTTTTTTAAATTCTTCCTAACACGTTGTAGTGTCTGTTTCTGTTTCGTCTTTGTCTGTTGGGACTTCTCTACCTGTTTGGTCTGTTTCTGCGTATGATAAACCTCCGTATTGTTTTCCATCATTTGCATATCTTAGTTTTTCTATTTGTGTAATTCTTTCGTGATTTGCTACATCTTCTCTGCCTGTATTTATCTCTCTCCCTAATATATCTCGTGCAACCATTTTATAATCTTTTGGTTGGTCGTAATTTCTTTTCCTATTATTCTGATATAAGTCTTGTTGAAATACTGTCCTTAAATTTCCCTCTATAACAGCATTTGCGTATGGTATTAAAAACTCCTCTCCACTAATACATACTTTCCAATAAACAACATATTTTACTTTATTAGGGCAAGTATCGCATGGCTCTATTACTCTTGTTGGTGTTGTTGTGCCACACATTACATATTGTCTTAATCTTAAAAAAGTAAATTCCGTTCCGTTACTACCTATAATAGTACAGTTATCTGTTATGGTTATTACTGAATTAATGTCAATATCTGAATTTTCTATATCGTATGGCATGATAAATAATTATAGTATTACTTATTCTGTTGTACTATCTGATGCTAATGTCTTTTGTTCTGTTGCGTTTATGTCAATAGTCTTATCTTCTCCTGTCGGTACTTTATCTGCTGTTACATAACCCCATGACCTTAATACTTCTATTCTTAATAACATCTTTAACTTATTTACCGAAGGTACAGGATAGATGTCTGTCATTAAATTATAATTACATACTGTCGTTGGTTTTGACCATAATCCTAATGCACATATATAGCCTATTCCTGCTGTTGGAAGATTTTTAAAATATGCTGTATTGCCAATAATATGATACATGGTACTCGAAGCATTAAATATATCTCCTGATGAATTTGCAAATGATGTTAAACTTACTCTTTTAAAATCATGCTCGTAATCGTCAAGACCTAAATATTTCAAATCGGCTTCTCCAATGCCTTCTATTAACGCAGGTAATTCCGCTTTCCATAATACTGTTCCTGAAGGTATCATAGTTCCATTAATAACACACCCTTGTTGTAAACATTCTACTGTGATACAACAAGCCGACTGATAATACTTATCATCTAATCTCCCTGTCGATGTCAATTCTGAACGTATTAACGTGGCTCTTATATCATCTGCCTTTTCTTGCAAATATTTATCAAGATAATTTATTCTATCATCATTGGTAAACTGTTTTAAGTCAATCTTTACCTCGTCAATAATCTGTTTTAATGGTCGCATGATTAATAAGTTAATGTTATGATAATAATAAGGAAAAGGGGAGTTTATTTTCCCTCCCCTTAAACCTTAATAAGATATTAGTTAGTCCAAGCATTAGGATTACTACCGCCTGTTGCGACAGATCCTGTCCATGTTCCACCTGCCCATACTTGCAACACTTCTTCAAAATTGATATTCGCTGCTGCTGTTGGGTGTTGGTTGAATTTTGTTGTTTGTCCTGATAGAACAGCATTTGTTCCTGAATATAAGAAATCAGTAGTTAATAAGCTCGATTTAATATAAACTTCAATATCAGTTCTGATAGAATCAATATAACTTGCTCCATGAATAGCATTTACTTGTGTATCTACTTTAAAATAGAACATGCAGTAACTTGCTGTCGGATCGCCTTGATCTGCTACGTCATAAGCAGCTAAAGAACCAGCATCACCTGCGTTAGCAAATAATTTTCTTACATACTCTCCTGTAATTTTTGGATAACGTCCACCATAAACACAAGGATAGAAAGTTGTTCCATCTATAGAAGTAGTAAGAGGTACGTATGCACTTACAGCAGGATAAGTAGCATAGTTTCCTGGACTTGTAGAAACGATAAGACTTAAAGAATCTACTACGTCAGTACCATGAATTAAGCATATACCTGTCGTTGTGTTTCCTACTGTCGTTGCGTATACTCCTGTTAAAGCCAAAGCATTAATAGCTGCTGTTACAAGAGTTATAGTTGCATGGTTAGTAGATACATTACTTGCTGTTCCTCCTACATTAAGAGTAATACCTGAATTTGCTACTGCAGCTGCCAATGCTCCGTCTAATCCATATAAATATTTCTTTAAAGTTGTTGCAAACCCTAAATCATATTTTACAGCAAACTGAACTTTTGGACTTATACCTCTTAACCAAATTCTACGATAATTAATAGTAATAGTTGTTGCACCACCACCATCAGCAATAGTAAATAAATCTCCACCATCTATTCCTACGATATTAAGTGTAGTAGCTGAAGTTGCTATTGCGTAAGCATGAGCAGCAAATGTAGCATCTGCATTTAAATCAGCACACATAGTGATAGCTGTTGCTCCTGTATTTAATACAATAGATGTTGTTACTCCATTAATAGTAAAGTTTACTTTGTTAGTAGCTGCTAAAGGAATGGTAATACCATAACTTCTTACTGCTTTTACGATAGCACCACCACCTGTAACAGGATCGGAGTTATTATTATGCAAACCTTCGTCATTGAAAATTTGTGAAATAATATCATCTTCTGCTTGTAACAGCCATTTGTCGTCAATATAACCACCTGTTGTAGTAATTGCTGCAATAACTCCATTATAGGAAGTTGCTTGGAAATTAGATACATTATTACCAACTCCTGGTAATTGTACTTTTTTTACTACGCTAATGCCATATTGCCAATTGCAATTTGAACATGGAGCTTCGTTAGATAGTTCGATTTCTTCACTACCTACAGCACCTAAATCAGTACAAGCTTTTGCTCCTTTAAAAGCAGCAGCAACATAAGGAATGTTTATCCCATATTGTTTGAAAGATAACATATTAACTCCTGATACTGTGTCATAAAAAGCACCAACTGTATCATGGTCGATAGTGTTAATTAGCACCCTTCTTGGAGGGTTTTTTAAGTTTTCCATTTTATAAATTTAATTAAATATTAATACTTTTGTTAATTAATTACTTTTTTGCCGAATCTCTTATCGTAGCTTCTGTTAGATAAGTCTTATATCTTAAATCTGTTACTCTTTCAAGATATATTCTTACCGCACTTTCTACAACTTCTCTCCTTTGTTGTTCAGGTAATTCAATATTAACGTCAGATACATTTGTGCCTGTTATTATTGTATATGGTATTGCAACGCCTGTTGTTACTATTGTTGCTACTCCATCATACCCATATTGACCTACGCAGATTGTGTTAAGATTTAAAGTTGTAAAATTTGTTACCGATGTAGGAAGTGCAGGGTTGTTAATAATAGAATCGTATATGTTTTTGGCTATTACATATTTACTGTCATTATTAGCAATATTTACTACTAAAGATACGTAAGCACCCAAAGAAGTAGTAAATGTTACCTGTACTGTTCCCACACCAATAGCATTAGAATCTATAGTAATGCAAGATTTGACATTTCTATTTGTATCAAAATAAAAAGGTCTTGGATAACGTAAATATTCTAATCTCATGCAATAACCTGTACTTTGAGTACCTGTTATTAGATTGAATTTATCATTTATCTGTTTATAGTACAAATTATCGTCTGTTGGTTTAAGGTAATAATTATCTTCGATAATCTCCTGTTGTCCATCTCTCATAACTTGTGCTTTTAAGTAATCAGAAATACCTGTAAGATTACAAATATTATTAACATACGTTAGCTTAAACTTAATTCCTGTCTTTCTTAAATATTTAGGATATACTTTGGTAGAAGCCGATAAATTATTGATAGGAGTAATTCCATCGGGTTTTGAAAAATAATATCCATTAGAAGTGTCAGGAGTTATTGGGTACATAATATCCCCATTATAAGTCATACTGCCATCTGTTATAACCTTTAACATTTGTAAGTCATCAACTTGTTTCTGTGTTACATCAACACCTTCATTTTCTGATACGTTATGTCTTAACCACTCGTCAATACCCCAATCATTTATCAACCTTGTAAAAATAGAAGGTTTGATAGTTCCTGTATAGGTTTTTTTAATTCCGTCAAGGAAAGTGTTATAAGTATCTAAAGCGGTATCTAACATAATTATTTATTTTTGAATTTTACTTTTGACATATAAGCGATAATTTTTTCTTTATCATCCCAAACGTCTTTACATTCTGCTTCTTTATAGTTACTTCTTGCGTTTGTTATTTTAGCGTGAAGTTCGTCTAAAGATAATGTATCGAGTTCTGTTTCAAAAGTCTTAATATCGGCTTTTAACTTACTATTCTCTCTATTTGCTCTTAAGGATTCTATTTCAGCATCAAGTCTTTCACATTCACCAACATATTTATCTTTGTTGATTTTTGTAAATATCTTTTTTGCTCCTTCATAATCTCCATCAAAAATAGCAGATTTACATTTCATAATATAAGTCATATCTTCTTCTACCGAAGTATTAGAATCTGTAACTATATCTGAATATTTACTACCTTTTTTAACTTCGAGTAATGCCTTAAATTTAGCATAGAGATTTTCATTACTTTTTTTAGCCATGTATTTATGACAATCTTCCATTGTAATTCCAATGTACTCTCTGTCATGATATAAGTCCCCATTTGCTTTTCTATTTATAATATCAGCATTGATACATTCTAAAATGAATATATCTTTTTCAATACCTTTATTATATTTTTCAAAACACATTTTCATTTGACTTGGGTGAGTTTCGCAAAGGTCGATTAATTTGCCTTTTAAAATATCACTCGGTTCATTAATATTCAAATGAGAATCGGGTACGCTAAAATTAAAGATTAAAGCAATACGTTCATAGTCATCAATAGACGCAAAACGTACTTCTGTTTCTGCTTCATATCTCTCTTTCTTTATATCATTCTTAACAATAGCTTCTGTAATCGGATCATCTAAATAACCATGATATTTAACAGGATTCTTGTCAAATAACGATTTATTCTCTGCCCAATAACCTGAAATAAGTAAAAGGTTTAATATCGCTTTGTCGCTATCATCGTCCTTGTATAACCATTGTAAGTGTCTTACTTTATAATGGTTTGTCGGGTCAATAACAACAGGATATTTTGCTCTTTCTTCTTCTGTTAAAGCAACAGGTATTAATGCAGGTTCATTACCTTTCATTCTTCCTGAAATGATTTTAGATGTATCTAATTTCTGTCCTGTCCTAAATCTACCACTCTCTCCAAAGATAGGGATAGTATAAGGACTTTTCTTATATATAGGATATTTATTAAGGTCAATAATTATCCTTACTTTTTTTCTGTCATTCTCTATTACTTTGCTCATCTTTTTAACTGTTTTTGTTTAAATTAAAATATTAAAGTGTATTACCTTTGATAGGTTTGTAAATCTTAAATATTTGGTTTTGGCTAATAATACCATTTTGCAATAAGATATGTTCGCTGGTACCATCAACAGAAGAAGATACATTACCACCTTTGTCAATACCTGCAACAGTACCTTGTACCATAGGACGTAATTGTACCATTTCGATACCTCTTTGTCCTGATTGCGTCATACCCAAAGGAACGATAATACCATCATGTTCGTTTGACATAGTACCATCTTTTAGTTGCATACCTGGACGTTGTGATAACTTCTTGTATTCAACTGCATAGAATTTAATACCTGCCATTTTAAATCCACTATAAGTATGGTTGATGAATTTTTCATCACCTACTCCTTCGATATTGCTATCTTGGGTTACTCCCATTGAAGCTAATGTTAAATTCAAATCAATAAAGCTTCTTTGTGGTAATAACATAACTGCTTCTCTTGAACCATTTTCGTCTGCTGTAATATATTCTGACATATCAGATAATAGGTTCTCAATATATTTAGGTGTCCAACCATTTGATTGAGGATATTCAATTGGACCATCTCCTGAATACATAACTCCATTACCAGAAAGTATTTCTTTGTTAGCTTCGTCAGTCATAACAACTTTTTTGGTATCAGGATTTACTGTACTTTTTCCTTCTAACATTTGGAAGTCAAGGAAACGTGCTGCCCATTTTAACATTTGTTCGTGTGCTTGTGGTAAAAATGCTTCATTACCATCACCACCTTTTACAAAACGTCCTGTTACCTTGCGGTTTTTGTCCATAGCTGCTGCTGTTCCGCTATAAGAATATTTAAGACGTTGTAATGTTAAATAAGCATCTCCAAAACCACCAAAGGTATATCTTTCATTTCCAAAAGTAGAGAAATCTTGTTCGTGCATTGTCTGAACTAATTGACATTCTGCTCCGTCAACCATTAAATCAGTATCAACATACTCATCAAGTCTATTACCTTGTACTTTTACTCTAAAACGATATACTCCGCCAGGTTGTGCTTCGCCACCTCTTTCATTATCTACATATAACTGTGTTTTACCATCAGCTAATAAGATAATGTCTTTTCCGCCTATCCAATTACTATCAAGATAGATATAAAAAGGTTGTTTTCCTAAACCAGGTTTTGTTGGGTTTGCAGCATCTACAAAACAAACTCCTGCTACGTTAGAACGGAAATGTTCTTTACGCATGTCATTTTGTTCTATACGATACTGAACATGATAAGAACTTACTGTTTTATATCTTCCACCATCTAATAGAGGATTTGACATATAATTAAGTCCTTTAGTTTTATAGCCTTTAGCATCTAATAAAGATAAGAAAGGACTTTCTTCTACGAATGTACCGATTACTGTTGTCATAAAGTCAGGATCAGCAATTCCCTGATCTATTAGTAATCTGCCATCAATTGATCTTTGGGCAACTGTTTCGATTGGCCCGTATTTTAATCTCATTTTTTCAATTTTTAAGTTAATAATAAATTTAATTATTTGTGTTTATGAATTTATGCCGATATAGGGTGAACAATTAAAACTTACCTTCCCTAAATCTTTTTGCATTAAATCCACCTACTCTTGCAGTTCCTGTAACTTGCGTTGGAACATCGTCAAGAGTTTTCTCTAAACTTTCCTTAACTCTCTCTTTTATCCTTGTAGTATAACCTTTTAAGGTCTTATTTTTTACCATAAACAAGTAGGGTAGTAATTCAAATGTATCTTCTGTCTTAGACAATACATCTCTTAATAACTCCTCTGCTGGACTTATGTAAAACTTCAAACCTGTTTTTTCGTCAGTTTTTAATTGACGCTTCATAAAAGTAGGTAACTCTTTTCTATATTGAGCCATCTCGGCTTCGCCAAACTCAATACCTGAAATAGTGTTTTTCCCTTCTATGTTCTTTAGGTATCTATCTACTAATTGTTCGTTTTCTTTTTCTAATTTATAATATATTTTTTCTGTATTCTTATTATAATTCTCTATGTCTTGTCTTATTTTTTTCTGTTCTCTTTCTTTAACATTATTATCATACTCGTCAGCTACTTTCTTTAACTGAATAGGCTTTAAGTCATCTACCTCGTCATTAATATCATCATCACTCCAACCATCTATCCAATTTCCTTCACTATCTTTTAAGCTATCCTTATTATCATCTCTGTAATTCTTATATGATTGAATAGCTTTATCCCTTGTTGATAATTTTGAGTTATCTATAAAAGAACTTACTTTTGTTTTTAAGAACTCGTCTGGACTTAATCCTTTTTCTTTTGCTTCAATATATTCTGAAATAAAAGGATCGCCATCAGTAAAATCTGTATTATCAATAAACGTATCTTTAAGCAAATCAAATTCTTCCTCTGCTGTTAAAACACTACCATCTTTTTTCTTTCCTGTTTTTATTTCTTCAGGAAAGTCCCATTTGTTATCATCATCAGATAAGTTCTTTTTTAGTATATCCCATACAGGATTATACTTATAAACTTCTTCTTTGGTAGTTACTGTTTCTTTTTGCGTATCTTTTGTTTCTCCAATAACTTCTTCCTTATTAGGAGTATTATTGCTATCGTCAATATTATCATTATTAATAACTTCGTCTAATATTGGTGCTGTTTTTCCTTTTTTCTTCTTACCTCTAAACGCATCAGAATCAAATGGTTTTATTTCTTCTTTCTTTTCTTCCTTTACAGGAATATCTACATTGTCATTATCGTTATCTACTACATCGGAACTAACTTGTTCATTTGTATTATCCGAAATATTTGCACCATCAGATTCTTCTGATACTCTATAACAACGACTATTGCCATTGCCTAATAAACTGAAATTCATATATTTTCTTTTCATATTTCTTTGTTTTTTCTGTTTTTCTATTTTTTCTGTTTTTTAATAGTCATAAAGATACTATTTATAAATAGTCATACTATATAACATTGTAATATTTTTTACTATTTTTATTAACATTATTGTTTTAATCTTCCATTTCCATTTCTTCTTCTTTTTCGGATTCCATATCCTCTTTTAAAGGTAAATTATCTACCATTATTCCAGCTAATTTTAATGTTGCTCTTATTATTCTCTTTCCTGTTTCATCATCAATATTATCTGATTTACCATCTACTTTTAGTATAACATTGGCATTATACTCTTTCCCTACTTCCCAATTTTTTATTTCAGGTAGATTATCAGAATCTAAACAAATCGTTGGTCTTGGATCTCTATAACGCAATTTTTCAAGATTAATAGGTTGTTCTTTTTCCTTTTCGGATAGTCTTTTCATTGTAGACCATTTCTTTTTAATTGCCATAATATTATTGTTTTATTTTTAATAATTTATTTAATAGTTCTATAAAAATATAGTTTAATGCTATTGAAAATAATATCATATCAATACTACCTAATCCGATAAATATTACAAATGATACTATATTTATCCAAGTACCATAACAATAGTAACATAGTCCAATCGGTTTAAGCCACTTTCTTTTCCATCTATCTTTTTTCTTATGCCACTTTATCCAATAGTATATTAGAAGTAAATAGTATCTTCTGAATATCATTCCTCTTGTCATGAACTTCCATATACACATTGTTAAACTTGCGGTCAAAAGGCAAAGAATACCTAACATAGCAACCTTTTCCATTGCAACTATTCCTGATAATTCTGTCATTTCTTTTAATTTTTCTCATTGTTAAATTATTAAAATTAATTCATATTCATAACGATTATTTGATTTAAATACTTTGATTGTATTATGAAGACATCTTCACAGTCTAACGTAGATATGTGTATGCCCGATAATTCAATATTGTTAAAATATATAAACATTATATTTATCCTAATTTATTCTAATTTATTACTTCGCATTGCTGTTTGTTTTTGGCTATTAATAACCATATTTCCCATATCAATATTTTGTTTCCTATTTGACAACAAATTATCGCTTTTAATCTTTGCATCTTTTAATAATGAATTTACTTGTATCTCTAACATCTTAATTTTTTCATTATTATTCAAATGTTTATCATTCATTGCGATAGAACTATCATCTACTTCTTTTTGTGCTTGTATTTTAGCCGATTTAATTACAGTATCGTTTTCTATCTGTTTCTGCATAACCTGATTTTTCTGCGACAATACCTGCGAGTTCATTTGTCCTAATGACTGTTTTATCTGTAACTCCATTTCCTTTAACCTAAACTCTTGTTCTTTCCATGGTGCTAATAATTCATTATTCAGTTGTATTTTTAATTTCTCTTTTTCTACCTCTGCTTGTGAGGAATTATTAGCTATCATCGTTCTTATCTCTTGTGCCTTTTCTGCCATGTATTTTGACTTATCTTTAAGTTCAGCAAGAGTTTTTATTCCCCATAAATCAACAACATCTGAAAATTGCATTTGTCCTGATTTCCAATTACCAATAATTAACTGCCTCATATCTTCCATGCCTTGTCCTTCATCTGTATTGTTGGCTACTAATACTGAAAATCTTATCTTATTAAATACGTTTGGAGGTATGTTTATTATCTCTCCTGATAAGTCATTATTATTAATTCCAAATGTTTCTCCGTCTTTATAACAGAATGTTAAAGCTAAATTTAATGCGTGAGTTAATGCTTTAGATTCTATTAAGTCGTGTTCTGCGAACATTATCTCTGTTATAAGTCCTGCTTGTTTTAATGAAGCATTATAAGTACCTACTTGGTCTGTTGCAACCATTTGACCTTTCATTTGTCTTGGCACTCCCATAATATCACCCATTGTTTCTTCTATGCTCATTTTTATCTGCTCAAGTGTTCCGATAGAACTCGATACTGATAAATCAAACATAGTCCATTGGTTAAAATTACTTTGTTGCCTCTTTCCGTCTGGCCCAATACTCTCAATATTTAAAGTTCCTTTCTTTTTGTCAGCTTCCCATTGTTCGTCTGTCATACTTCCAGGCTTAAATGCTGTATCGAAAAGAACTGTCTTTGTTCCTGATAATGCTAACATTAACTCCTGATGATAATGAACTATATCATATAGGTCTTGTAAGTCTTTTGTAGCCATTATAAGGCTATATGGTTGGTCAGATATAGATGAATATGTTTTTCCAAAAACAGGCAATAATATCTTTCCATGGAAGTCTATATCTCTTAATACAAAACTTTGTTTACCCTCGCAAACAATTATCTCATTATTAATTATTACTCCATACCACCTATCATTAGTATATTTATTTCTGTACTTTTCTCCTTTTAGCGAATTTACTACTTCTACATCTCCCTCTTGTCTTACGTCTTTATCATTTTTCTTATTGATATAAAAGCCATTATCATATTTCCAATCTCGTTTATCTATTACTTCCTTATTTTGTATGAAATGCCTGAAATAAATACCTTCCTCGAATGGGTTAGGAGTATATTTTACCTTTATATTTCTTGGTACTTTTATCCATATCCTCTCTACCTTTATTCCGTAGTTATTATCATCTGTTCCTGAATATAACATGCTTTCTTCATTAAAATACGCTTCTCCATTATTTCCTCTTATCATGCTATGTGTATTTTCAGAAGAAACATTACTTAGCTTTTCTAATTTATCTTGTCCGTATTTTTCGACTATCTTATCTCCATAAGTTGTTACAATATCGTTATAAGACATATATTCAGTTATCTTAACCCAGGGACCATCTTGTACCCATTTTACTGAACTTATTTTAGGATATGTTACAGTAATAGGGTCTAATGACTTAAATGTAGGTAGCCTATTCCCTTCTTCGTAATCTACATAAAAATACTGTCTGCCAACAACTCTTCCTATTTTAAATGCCTCTGTTGATTCTGAATTAACATTAAGTTCTTGTCTTAACATTAATAACATTTTTTGTGCTGCTATTTCTTTCCAATCCTTTTTTTCGTATCTATGATAATATTTAAGTTTGGATATTTGTTCTTGTGTTAATGCTCCTTGTTCGTTAAGCATTGTAATGGCATACTGAAAGTTATTTATAACGACAGGTAGCTGTTGTTTTAATTGCATTATCTGTTGTGCTTCATCTGCTGTTTTAGGTTCTTGCTGAACCATAGACTGCATCTGTGCTATCTTTTCTTCTATTTGTTGTATTTTAAATGAAGTTTCAAAATGGATATATTGTGCGTTTGACTTTATCGCTTCTATATAATCATTGGCTTGATCTAAATACTTGTCCTCTATGCTTTTCTTATCAGACAAAACACATGAGAAAACAAAAGGTCGTCTTTCTTGTTGAGAAACAAGTCTGTCTACAAAAGGTCTTTGTTTTGGTATTCTTCTTACAGTTGCAGGTAATTCTGAACCACCTATTTTTGTCAAGTAGTCTGTATTGTCCTTGTTAATTAGATTTTGATAATATGACCAACAAGTTATATCATTTCTATAATATTCGTTCAATGATGATAATGACGATATATATCGAAGATATTGTTCAATCCATGCGGTTGTTTTTTCAGATTCCTTAACAAGTGTTAAAGGTGCTAAATTTTTCTCTGTCATATTTTTTTATTTAAACAAATTCCTGAACTATTCTTCCATTTACTCTTTTATAAACTAATCTCTTTCTCTTATTTATTATATCGCCTTCACTCTTTACTATTACCATTTCATCTTCTTTGTCAAATATCTCACATTCCATTGTTGCCATTGTTCTATCGCAGTTGTATGGCTTTGTTGCTGACGGAATATATTTAAACTTTGCAAGTGCTTCTATTTGACTTAAAAAAAACATATTGCCGATATATTCGTCAGTTAATTTGTCGGCTAATATTCCAAGTCCTTGTGGTTTTAAACTCTTATCTGTTCCGTACTTATTAGACAATGTAGATTTTAATATCTTATTTGCAAATGCTAATCTCGGTCTTTCAAATAATAAATGCTCAAATCCCCTATCTTCATAATATTGGAATATTCTTAAATTTGAATACTCTATATTTACCTTGCACCTATACCATATACAAGCTAATATAGTATGGAAGTAAAATGTTTCTGCTCCACCCTCGCTTACAGTCGGTCTTTCTACTATCTCTGCAACATAAGTATTGACAAGAGATTGTCCCATTAAAAAGCCTTTTTTTACATAAAAAGCACCTTTAGAGTTAGAGTAGTGTGCTTCTTCGTAGTCGTAGCTATCTGCTCCAGCTCGGTATAGATTAATATATACTAAGCCATTTTTGTCAGTTACAGGTTCTTCTATAATATTTAACCACCCTTTATCGTCATACTCAAATTCAAGATTAGAATATACTATTGGTTTATTTACGTCTTTTACTTTTAATATCCCTCTACGTTCTAACTGAAATTGAGGATTCTGTTTTATTTCTATTCTTCTTCTATTTAAAGAGCCTATTGCGACATCTCCGAAAAATCCAAGTGTTGATACTTGTAACGCTTCTGATGCGTATATAGCCTCCTGTGTTACGTGTATATATAATTTATCGGGGGCTATACTTTTACGTTCTTCTAATAAGCAAGCTATGCTTTCCTTTTTTTGAGTATTGCCATCTTTATCTATAATCTTAAACCACCATTTAGGTAAAAAATATCCTACTCGTTTGCTTTCTATATTATCTTTAGGTTCAAATGTATTTTTAAATGAAAGATTATTGTATTTTTCAGGGTTGTAAAACCTTTGTTCCAAGTCATAAGCACCACCTTCAAGGTTTCCTGCTGTGCCTATTTGCGACTGCCATCCAGTCTTTATGTTGTTTGTATAAATAGCCGCTCTTGCAAAACCTGCCACTTCTAATGACCATCCTTTTTTACCCTTACCTATTTCTTCATAATATATTTCATAAGGCGAATATTTGCTAATAATCTGTGGTTTATCCCTTGCAGATAATGACCTTATCCATGAACTTGTATATTTTGATTTTATTAAAGGATTTGATTGTAGCTTACTTACTGACCTTTCAAGATAAAATTGTGTGTTAGCCATTAAATCTAATCCTCTATCGCAATTCTCAAATGTATGGTCGGCATCTCCTTGTTCTCCTGCTACTATAATATTCTGCGATGCTGAAACAAATAAATAGTTATATGCGAGTTTACCTCCTGCATACATTTCGCTTATTCCCAATTGTCTTGTTTTCATCAACTGCAAGTCTTTCTGTTGTTCTACTTGCATTTCCCAAAGACGAGAAACTAAAAATTGATGATCGAGAAAGCGAGGTTTTATTATTCCCTTTGCTTTACTACCTTCTGCCAATCCGTATATCGGCCAAAAGTTTAAAAAGAAATAATATCTGCCTGAAATATGTACTTTCTTATTTATGATATATAAGTCGTATTGTGGTAGATAGCAATTATTATCTTTCCAAAAAGCATCAACATTATCTTCAAGAGCATCTCCACCTTTCTCGATAGCATTTTCTACTGTATAACCATAAATACATCTGTTGTATTGTTTAGTCCACCATACTGTATCTACGTATATGTGATTGTCTTTTATGAATTTTACTCTTTCTTCTCTTTTTCTTGGTATCTCTGATTCTTTTATATGGAATAGGTCATCCTTGTAAGGTAAGTCCCCACAATGAATAACAGGCTGAAATCTTTTTGTATCTATAAATCTCATATTATATTCCTATTGAAAATACTTCCTCTCTAAAAGTGTCATTTCTTCGTTACTATGCTCTTTTGTCTTTCTTTCTCTTACAATAATATCTCTGAACTTTTCTTCCATATCTTGCAATTTTAAAACATTTGCAAGTGCTTTCATTCGTTCCTCTGAATTATCTATAAAATAGTCAATTTTTATATTTACTTCTTTTGTTATTGTCTTTTTGAATTTCTTTTTTTCTGTTTTTCCATTAGAAGTTGGTACATCAAAATACGTTTCTACCTCTATTTCAACTTCCACGTCTTCATTAAAATATTTCTTCTTCTTCATTGGTATTTCGTTTATGCTACCAATGGTATCGTCTATATCGTTCTTTATTTTCTGATATGCCCATTCATTTTGAGAATACTCTAAAGATATATATATTTTTAATATTTCTGAAATATGTTTATCATTATCGTATTTAGAAATATCCTCTCCGTTTAAATATAATTCTGATGTTTTTAACTTCCTCTCGTTTATACTTAAATTAGAGAATATATGTTCTTTCTTATAAACGTGATATATAAACTTTAAGGCATTATTATAAAAGAACTTATCTTCACTATTATCTCTTTCTCTTAATTCTCTTATTAGCTTTAAATTATATGCTTCTTCGTTTACTGTTACTTCTTGTGTTTCTTCTTTAAATCTTAAAAAATCTGACATTATATGTTTTTATATAAATATTTATTTGAATTATTAATGGTTAAATCTTTCCATATTTCTTCGCCTAAAAATACTCTTAATTTACAAGACCATTGCTGTTCTGTATTTTCTATTACGTTCATATAATAATCACTACCAAATAAACAATGACTTCTTAATTTCTCGTTAGTTATTAATTGGAGTTTGAACTTATACCAGTAATTCTCATTAGCCATAGCGTAACTACAATCAACATAAAGATTATCATACTTTTCAATCATTTCTAATATGACATAATCCCATTCGCTACCTCTCCCGAAATGTGCTAAACAAAAATTAAGTTTAGGGTATTTTAACAGTAATCCCTCATAATTCTTCGGATGAGTAAATAAGCTACATAATTCTTTATTTGTTTTATGCAAATCAACAGGAAATCCGTATTTGCATAGTAGCTGAACTAACTCTTTTCTACTACCTTTAAAATGAACAGGATTTCCGTCAGTGCAATGAGCCATTATAGGGATATTGTTTTTTTGACATATCTCGTAAATATGAGAATATCTATCATCAAAAGGAGCAACTCCTAATGGAGGATATAATTTAACTCCATTAAAGCCTAATACGTTAATGCAATTATTAAATAACTCTAAATAATTACTTCTCCTTACGTCTATATGACAAAAAGCATTTATTTGTGGATATTGCTTATTTAATGCTGATAATTCCTTTAACTGCAATTCATAATTTCTCGGAACTTTTCCTGCACCCATAAAAGACATATCCATAGTTAAAACATTAAATTCTGTTTCTTTTGGATATTCTTTCATTATATTCTCAAATATCTCTTTCTGTCCACCTAATTTCCCCACTCTAACAAAATCTAAATACCTGTCTAGAATATCACTATCTGTGAGTGGGTTTAAATTATGAAGTATCCAATTAAAGACTTTTCTATCCTTTTTCGCCAACCACCTAACTAATCCTAATGGAAGAAACTTATTAGGTATATCGTCTGTCGTAAATATATGAATGTGATTATTTACCATAATGTTTTAAATTGT